CATTAGTTGGTATATTTGACGCGCCCTGAAAACCTGATACAGAGTTAAATCTTGATACTACAGGATTGACTCCCGCAGCAAAGGTAACAGGCGCATTTTGAAGGGAGCCAACAAACGCTCCATCAGTATATCTCCACTGACTAAATATGCTCTGACCTGCCTGATAGTTTGAAGTCAATACAACCTCAACAACTGTCAATGTATTTGCAGTAGGGCAGTTTACCGTAATCTCAATTACGACAGCTCCTGTTGTCTCGACATTAACAGTAACTACATCTTCTGCATTGCTGTCTTTATCAACAGTTAAAGTTCCACTAAACTGAGTAAAACCTGTTGTATAAGAAGTCCCATTGTAGTCTGCTGAAATTTCAAACTCTACATCAGGCTGTATTGAAGTAACATTATACTCAATCTCAACATCACCAACAAGCTGACCTACATTTACGCAGTACTCAAATCCTGTTTTGCTTTGTGTAAATATAAACTCTTGTGTGAAACCACAGGAGATACACTCGTCTACAGTTGGTATTTTTATGTTATTTGAGCTAAGTACATACTCCTTTGAATATGGGTCATATGCGCCAAGCTTTTGGGTGTCAAAGTCATTAATGAATAAGTCCCTAAACCAAGTGCTCATGCCTGCGTTTGAGATGACCTCAAGCTGACTCATACCTGTCTCATTGTCCTTTATATTGAGTACAGCTCCGCGCTTAACGTCAGTAAAGTATCTGTCTTGACCCCACTGAATGTAGCTCTCAGGGTTGAATGAGATACCATACTTCTCTGCCTTAGCAATCTGAGTTCCTAGTACCTGAGGTACTGATGTCAATGCTCCACCGGCTCCCGCATCAGATAACAAGTTCTTATCTGCAAGCACATATGAAATCTTATCTTCTTGCAATACAAGTACATCAGTCTGACGGGCATCCATAATATAGATAGGTCCAAACGAGCGCTCTAGCTGCTTAAAGTTTAATAGACCAAGGTTGAACTCATTAAGCTTATTTACATTGCTCTCATTGTTGTATATACCGCTGTAGGTAATATCAGCTGCCCTTCTAATGGCCTGATAGTCTTCAGCAGAAATAGTAGTTACCCTGTTGCCAAGTGAAATGAAGTTTCCAAGTATTGAGTCTCTAGTCTTGTAGCTCTCAACACCATTACCAAATGCATAGCAGTTAAAGAATCCTGTGTTGATGACAGCAGGAGAGCCTGTGCCAAAGTTTTGATTCATTACATTCCCTTGGTGCTCTCCTAGTGAGTTAATCTCAAATGAAAGCTCATTCTCAAAGAATACATCAGGCAAAGTATCTGATGGCTCTGTCTCAAAAACAAATAAGCTATTAGCTCTATATACCTCGAATGTAACCTCAATTGATGAGTTTTTAAATCCACACACAGGTGTTCCTGAGATATATAACGATAGCTCATTGCTTAGCGTATTTCTAAAGAACTGATAGTAGTTTACACATGTAGTTGGTGTAGCAAAACCACTTGGTAGTGTGCCTGAAGGAGTAGTTGACGTTCCTGTCAATAAAGTGCTATAGAAAGTATTTCCAATACTACAGTTTCCTGTACCACCTACATAAGGAGCACCATCGTCTAGTACAGAGGCTATATTATCTGAAACAAACCACTGATACATGCTAGTATAGTTACCCTGAGACGTCAACGTCTTCTCTAACGTATATATACGAGCTTCACAGTTTTGGTCATTGTTTCCTTCCTTACCCCTCTGAAACTTCATTTTCATTCTTATGGTGCTACCCTGAGGTATATCATAGTCAATGTAAAATCCGGGGTTAGTAGGGTCCTCAAGACTCATTGGATACCTTACAGAAGGAGCACCACCTGAAAATTGATAAGGTACAGTCTCTGATATTAAGCCTTCAGTTATATATGAGTTCTCTTGAAACTGAGCACTAAATTCATTAGGCTTAATCTTCATGTATACCCCTGAAGGAATAGGTATGTTTGTTGAAGGGTTTGATGGGCTAGGTATCGTCAAGAAGTCTCTAGCCTGAGACTGAACCTCAAGGACAGTTGCATATGCACAGTTCTCAACTGAGCCTGTGCTATCTGCCTTGACAATTAATCTGCTTCCTGCGCTTACCTTTCTAGCATTCTCTCCATCTATTAGAAAATACCCATTATTTGTCTCAGGGTCTATAAAGAATGTATTGCTAAATATGGTGTCATAATTATCTCTATCGGCCTTAATAACAAACTTATATCGAGTTGCCCAATATGGTGCAATCTGCGAAACAGGTATTGTTACAAATATCTCATTCTTAGTATCTGAGTTGCCGCAAGGTACGTGCTCAGTATTGTATTGGCTTACCAATGCAGTAGTAGAACGATTAAAGTCATCCATATACACAATACCAATCTCATAGTCTCGATTACTATGCAAGCTCTGATTCTGAGATATTGTCTGAAAAAAACATTCTGCAGAACTAATCTCCATATACTCATATGCAGTATACGTAGGAGTTGTTACGTTATCTACATAAGCAACTGCAGGGAACTGAAAAGATATGATATTACCGCTTGATGTTGCAGATGCCAATAGGTTTGCTGTGTTAATACCACTTGTATACTTGATGTAAGTATTTAAGTTTTGAATCATTGCACAGTTAAATACATCTGAAAGTGTTGTACCCAAGCATGCGTTTGCCATTGACTGAACATTAGCTAGAGTCCCAATCGCATCTTGAAATGATGAGTCTGACACCATGTCAAATACTGTGGCAAATGTTGTAGGCAAATAATATGTAAATGAGAAATCAACATTATTATTTGTCTGTGAAGGATAAGGTGTGCTTCCGGTAAATGAATTATGATTCAAACCAAAAGTTATTGTAATTGCAGAGCCCGCAATTAAATCTATTCCCGTTAAATCAACATTTAAAACACTATTTAAGATTGTAGCAGTTCCATTTACGCTATAAGTACCTGAAGATTTAGAGTTATTTAAGGTATTTAGACCTATAGCTTGTGATTGGAGATTAGTAGCATACTCAAATTTTACAGGATATCCATTCTTGTCAATTAGGTCATATCCCTCTAGGTAGTTACCATACATTAGACGGTTGCCCATAACTGTCTGAGCTTTAGCTAATAGAGGCACATTGTCATAAAGACGAAGTATCTCAGACTCGGGAAGAACGGTAAATATCTTGCTGTTACTAAAATTATATGTATAGTTAGTATTGTCTGATAGACCAAGCTCTGACTTATTAAGCTTCTCAATTACCCTGATTACATTGCTCTCCATCTCTTTGAATAGGAGGTCAACTCCGACAACCAATGGCCCGCCTGTATTATAGGTTATGATAGCATTGTTAAAGGCATTAACCATACCATTATTAAGGTAGCTGTCATTGCTAAACTCAAATGGGTTTGGTATAAATGCAGGCTCACTAAACTGAGATATTGCAGAGTACTGATTGTCAGCATAGCGATATCTATAAGCAAAACAAATAAATCGTTCACTCAAAAAGTTTTCCTGCCCCGGTATATTTGTAAGCTGAATCTCAGGAGACTCAACAGGTGGTTTTTTAATAACTTGAAGCCTTTCTAATAAAATCTCAGGATGTGGCGCAAGTGGAGCAGGCGGTAGTGCTACATAGTAGTCAATGTTGCTAGGAGATGGGTTTGGATAGTTCTCGGTTACATTAATAAACCTAGGCGGGTTATAGTCATCCGTCCAAGACAACAAGTCATCAATCTTATTTACGCCCGTAATTACATACTTAGGATTGAAATTTAAGGTAGTATTTATACCATCCCCATCATCAATGCTAATAACGTGATACGTTAGTATGTCTGTTAGCACATTGAATGATACGATAAGGTCAAGCTTTCCTGTTGAACCTACAGAAAAATTAGGGTCATGAACAAACCAATATAGAGTCTCATTAGCACCATCCTCAAATGCACCAATTGTACGGGCCTCATTACTGAGTGGAGTTCCATTAATATAGACTAAGGTGGTTAATTTTAAATTACCTTTCGTATTCTCAATCGCACCGATACTTTTCTGTTCAGTGGACCCCATACGTACATTGAGTGCATCAATATATTGGCCATCGGGTATAAGTCGTTCATCAACGACTTTGTTCATCACACCCTTGTTAAAATTTCTAGTAAGTTTTGCCATGTTACTTTACCCATTTATTCTGACCACGTAGGTTCATTAGCAATCTGCCCGGGTGAATGTTACTGATTCTAATCTTGGCATTGCGTAAAAGAGATGTCTTTTCTTTGCGTGCACGAAGCACAACATACTCTTGTACACCAAGTTTTGAGTTAAGTATCTAATACATAATGTATGCATAGACATACTTCTCAAATAGCTTATTTACAGTAACCAAGCTGTCATCACCATTCTCCATACCATCAGATACGTACTCAAGGATAACAGACTCACCCGACATAAAAGAGCTAAAGTTAATAACTCCTGCCTTCTTATCAATGGTAAATGTTGGATTTGCGTTAGCTGTCTCAGTATTTAGACCATATCGGTCACCAATACCTCTCTCAAAGAACCACATGCCGTCATAGTTCCATCCATACTCACCATTAAATGGATTGCCCGGATTTAGGTAGATGCTCTTTTGAGTTCCTTTAATTCTGTCCCAATCAAGCTCAGAGAACTCAGGCTGTAATGCATTTCCATCTTGGTCAAATAAAATCCTGCAATCATTGTCTTGCAGGTATGCCCTTGATGACTGAACTTGAATGTTCTCAGTCATTGGTCTAATATACCCGTCCTTATACAATGAGATACGGACCCAATTAACATAGTCTGAAGGCAAAACAAAGCGCAGTTGGTCACAGATGGTCAGCTGAAGAACTTTAACCTCTTTAAACGCATCGTAATTCAATTCCTGAATTGCACGCTTAGCATGAAATAGAATCTTGTAGCGCTCCTCGTTGTTAACCAATGAGTGGTTACCTGTGTACATTAACAAAAAATTGTTGACAATCTGATGCAGGCTTACATACTGATAAGACCCCCAATTGGCATCCTCAGGCGCATTGCCTCCATTCTCGTAGTACTGATATTGTGAAATATATGCCATAGTCTATTATTGTTGATTGCTAAATGCAGGGTTCTCAGACTGCTCTTGCTGTATACCATACTGCGCAACTTGAATCTCTCTAATTGACATACCACAGTACTGAAGTATTTTCATTACCAATTTATATTCATCCTCAAATGGAAGCTCAAAGTCTTGGTAGTCAGGCTGTGATGGGTCGAATGATGGCTCTCCATTAGATATTAAATTTACATAAGTCCACTTAGGGTCTAAAGGTAATCTAAAGTATGAGCACTTTAATGATGATACACCATTAATGGTATCAGGGTATACTGTAATTATATCTCCGTCAATGGTATAAGAAGGATACTTTGTTGTTGGTGAAGTAAGGTTTGAATCCAATAGCATATACAACCTAGCATTCGCAACCTTCTCAGCATCACCCAATCTTGTAGCGCCATTAAAACAAGTTAATCGGCTAATCATATAGAAGCTGTATCCTGTTGTAACTAGAGATGGTACATAATACTGATTGGTTGCAGGCGCAACCTGAGACAATGTATCGTTGCGTAAGAAACCTTCTAAGACCTCGGCGATTGGGTTCTCAATATCTGCATACTCAGTACCTGATATGCGAGCATTCTCAGCATTAATTGTCTTATTATAACTGCTGTAGTATTCTTCGTAAATCTCCATCTGAGCCTGCTTTGCAAACAAGTTAAAGTCAGATGGCGAAATGTATCCGTAGTTGTTCTTATTAAGAATAGATAATACAGTGTTCCTTACCGAATTTATCATAGTGATATCTTTTCACAAAGATACAAAAAAATAAAGGCCGCAAAAAGCGGCCTTTACCAACAGAGAAATGAGTATTAACTCTAAAACAACATTGCAAATATAATGTTATTTATGCATTTTCCAAATGATGTTCTAACATTTTTAATGCTTCGACACCTTCATCTGTTTTTAAGTACATTGCTACAAGCATATACGGGTCTTCACCGTAAGGAATGTTGAGCATCTTTTTCTTATTTGTAGGGGTGCTATACCACACCTCTTTATTATTACTTCTGAAGCCAAGTAAGCCCATATCAAAGAAGATATGTACTTGTGACTGAAGTCTCAACATTGGGTCGTCTAAGGCATTTAAGAAGCTTCCCGGATAGTTTCTAGCGTAGATGAGGACATCTCTCTTCATCTCGGCTGTAGTAACTCGTGACACGTCTTTATTGAATAGTACGCGGTAAACTGTCTCAAGCTCTTCAATTGAAAGTTCACGAGCCTTGATAAGCGCATCAACTTCTGAAGTAAGCATTTCAACTTCTTCTTGAGCATCACGTTCAGAATCAACTTCTTCAAATACAATACCATTCATTGGATGGTAGTATAGAAATTGCTGTAGGACAGGATTTTGTTTTGGTACTGATAAGAAACCATTTTCAAAGATAATAGGCTCCACAATTGGGTTGCCGTCTTGCTCATCTTCAAATGGTGTTTTTTGGTTTATTGCATATCGCAATGGACGATTTACGTTTTCTTTTTCATCGTACCAAAGCAATGGAAATCTTTTTGTGTTTCTAGAGGCCAACATAAATGATAATGGGGCCTTCTCATTTTTCAATCGGTAAATTCTGTCGGTAGCAACCAACTCTTCTTTCTTTTTCATAGATATGATATAATTAAAATTTTACAATAAAAATAGGGGAGTGTCTTTGAAGACACCCCCCATTTTTGTTATGCTTATGCTCCGTAACGGAATAGTACGAAGTTGTTAGCACCAAGTGTACAAACTGCACGCTCAGACAAGAAGTTAACTTCCATTGCATCGAGGTCGCTTGTAGCAGCACCACCTGCAGAACCTGTAATCCAAGTTTTGTAACGGCGGTCTTCAGTCTCAGACGCACGGTAACGCACGTGTAAGAATGGACGCTTAGCGTTTTTACCAAGAATTTGGTCGTAAACTGTAGTTGAACCTGCAGGAACCAATAGACCTGTGATTACGTTAGCAGTAGTTGCACCTGTAGTAGATGAAGTTAAACCGCCACGCATTGTTGGGTCGTTAAGGTATTTCCAATCAGTTTTGTAGAAGTCATAACCACGGCGGAAACCTGTGAAACCAAGGTTAAGAGCCATATCGCGGTCATTGTCAAACAAACCGTAAGAAGTACCACCGGCACCGTAGCTGTTTTGAGCAGCCAACATATCATCAATGTCGAAAGAGAAGTCACGGTTAACGAAGATTACGTTTTCTTCGATAGAACCTTGCTTATCCAAACGAGAGATGATTGTGTCGAAGTCAGCAAGACTAGTTGGGTTACCACCACCCCATACGTTACCACGAGAGTTAACTACGTAGAATACACCCTCAGAACCTTTGTTACCATAGGTTGGGTTGATACCTGCGTTAGCAACACCTGAACCTGATTCAGCAGGAACAGCTTCTAACATTGAAGTCTCAAGATAGTCTTCAAAACGGAGACGAGTTTCGTGCTCTGATTTCAAATACCACAAGAAACCTGTAGCGCCGTTCTCAGTAGTCACTTCAATCCAACCAATCTGAGCCATGTCAGAACCTGAAACAGCATACTTATCTTTGATGATGATTGGGCTGTTAGAGAAGATTTCGTCTTCAGCTTCCAATGAACCAATCATACCTGTAGTTCCTTTCTTGAACTCAGAACCGTAAACAAATACAGTAAATTCGTTAGCTGTAGAAGCATTGGTCATACCATTAGCCTCATAGAAAGCAACTGTAAATTGGTCAGTAGCAGTGTTAACTGCAGTAACAATACCTTTGTTTTGGGTAGGACCCGCAACGTTAGGAGTAATCATTACAGTTTGACCTGCACGAACAGCAATTCCTGTAACATTTGAGTCATTCACTTGGAATATAGCGCTGTCAGCGTTAGTTAATGTAGCTGTAGTAACAACTTTAGTATACTTCGTGTGAAGACGACCTTGTTCTGCCCATTTGATTTGGTCAGAGATAGACGGCATCTCAGCACCTACCATACGTAAGAAAGATGCAACGGTACGGTTTCCGTAACGCTCAAATTCCTTCTCATATGTATCAGGTAAATACTGATTCATGAAGTCGAAGTTTGTCATGTAGTTAGTTGACAATGGTACCTGTTCAGCACTTGGCTGCAACTGATAGCCGGGTACAGATAATAAAGACATTTTTTTGTTTTTTTAATTGTTTATATTCTTTTTGCACTTTTGATTTTCAAACCACGACCTGTGTCAGGGTTTGCTTCTCGGACTTGCATTCCTCCTTTGACGGTTGCCTCAGGGGCCCTGCGCTCAGACATATTGATGTTTTTAGTTTTACGCATCACATCATCTGTCGCATCAGCCTGACCTTGTTCGTAGAAGAACTTGGCAAACTTCTCAGGATTCATTGCGATTGCTAAAGACCTATGGTAACCTGCGGCATCTGCAATCATCCCACTCTCATCCAAATACTTATTAATAAAGTTAAATGGATGAGCCTGAGCTTTCTTGAGCTCTGTCGCATCACCGGGGGAGAAGACTATTTTTTTGTCGTCAACATTGAACTCAAAACCTTTGAACTCTTGACCAAACACTTCATCAGTCTTCTTTTGGAACCAATTAGCTTTACGCTCTTGTTCCTCCTTTAGGCTTTTAGACTCTTGTATGTATTGTTTATACGCCTCAAACTCTTCCTTCTCTCCATCGGGAATAGCTGAACCCATTGACTCAATAGGTTGCTTGTACTTCTCCTTCTGAGAATTGAAGTAGTCTTTGGCCTTAGCAATAGCCTTTTTCTTTGCAATCTTCGCTTTCTTAATATGAGAATCATCATCTAAGTCATCATCATACTGAAACTCCTCCATTAGTGCATCAATGTCATCGTCATCGAGACCAACTTCAGTGTCTTTGAAGTATTGCTTTAAAAGCGCGTCAGGATTCATAGAGTCAAAGTCTTCTTGAATTTTCAAGTAGTCTTGGATACCCCGTCCTGTCTCACGCTTAAATTTAAGGAATGCCTCAACGTCTTCAGGAAGCTGTTCAGCCTCTTCGCGTGCGGCCATCAACTCATCAAATGAGTTAATCTCCTTGTTATATCGTTTTCCTAAATATGAAAGAACGTCTTCTTCTTTAAGTTGTGAAGGCTCATCTACAGGTGGCTCATCAATTGGTGGTGTATCCACAGGAGGTGTATCAACAGGAGGTTCATTATTGAACTGCTCCTCATGCTTATTTAACAACTCCTCTTCAATCTGAGCGGCACTCTTTTCAACG